GGAGCAAGTAATGTTTTAGTTTTCTCTAAAATTGAAAATGATACAGAAAACCCTGATTTTATAACAGGAAACCAAGTTGCTAGAATAGGTATTGTAGAAAATCCACAAGCATATGATTCAACTTCAAATTTAACTTTATCTAAAGCTAGTGCTTTATATGCATTAAAATTGATTGGAGCAGGTTACACAACTGCTACTTTCAATCTAGATGGGCAGGTCACTCAAACTGTAGGTCTGGGATCTACTGCTGTTGGTAGAGTAGTCTCTTATGATCAAACTACAGGAGTTTTGAAATATTGGCAGGATAAGAGTTTGGTTGGATTTAATACTGATGGTTCTTTAAAAACAGATCCAACATATGGTTTCTCATTACATTCATTTACAGCAAATCCAACAACTGGTGGAAACGTAAATATTACTAGTAATGAGGGTACTCTGGGGATAGATACTAATTTTGGTACAGCATCAAGTCCTGGTATAAGTACCATAATAAATAATAGAACATATTACCTTGGACAGAGTTTTAATCAAGGAGTCTCTAACCCTGAAGTTAAGAAATACTCTGGAAATATAATTTATGTTGATAACAGACCTTCTATTACTAGGTCTGCTAACCAAAGAGAAGATATCAAAGTCATTTTGCAATTCTAAAGAATCATGCCTCAGGAAACTAATTTAAACGTCGCTCCTTATTTTGACGATTTTGATACTACTAATAATTATTGTAAGATATTATTTAAACCTGGATTGCCAGTACAGGCAAGAGAATTAACAGGAATTCAATCTGTTCTTCAAGATCAGATTGAAAAATTTGGTCAACATGTTTTTAAAGATGGTGCTTCTGTAACTGGAGGTGGAGTTAGATATAATGGTGGATATACTTCTATTAGAATTCAGAGATCTAATGAAGGAATAGATGTACGTAGTTATCTTGATAGATTGATAGGTCAAGTAATAATAGGTAGTCAATCAGGAATAAAAGCTAAGATAAAATCATTTATTACCACATCTTTGAATGCAAGTTGGTATGTTGTATTTGTTAGATATTTAAGCACTGGTGGTGAAGATAATGAAGTATTTACATCTGGAGAGAGTTTATTATTAGATAATGAAGTAGTAACTACAAAAGGAGGAACCACTTTTCAACCAGGAGAACCTGTTGCTCAAGTAGTTAATGGTGAATGTGCATTTACTGGATCTGCTGCTGTATTATCTGAAGGTATATATTTCGTAAGAGGATATTTTGTAGATGTAAAAGCACAAACTATAATTCTAGATCCTTATAGTAGTGATGTAAGTTTTAAGGTTGGATTGAAAGTTAGAGAAAATATTGTTACTTCTGATCTAGATGAAAGTCTAACAGATAATGCATCTGGATTTAATAACTATACTGCGCCTGGTGCTGATAGATTAAATATTAATGTTCAGTTAGTAGCAATAGAACCAACAGAGTCAAAACCATCTAACTTCATAGAATTAATGGAGATTAGAAGGGGGCAATTGATTTATGTGCGCGATGAAACTGATTATAATGAATTAGCAAATGAATTAGCTAGAAGGACATTTGATGAATCTGGTAACTATTATACTAAACCATTTTCACTTATTGCTAAAAATACTTTAAATGATTATGAGGGAAATAATGGAATCTTTAATCCCAACCAAACAACGTATAATAACAATACTCCCAGTGATGATTTAGGAACATATAAATTATCACCAGGAAAAGCTTATGTTGAAGGTTTTGAAGTAGAAACTATAACTCCTACTTTTTTAGATTTTCAAAAACCAAGAACTACAAAACTTTTAGAAGATCAGAGTATTAATTATGTTACTGGTCCTACATTTACTTTGAATAGAGTTTCTGGATCTCCTATAATAGGAATAGGAACTGATTATACAGTAAGTCTAAGAGATCAAAGGGTTGGTGCTGCAGGTACTACTGCTGCTGGTAAAGAGATAGGATTGGCACGCGTATATGATTTTGCTTTAGAATCTGGTTCTTATAATGCTTCTAATGCTGATGAAAATGAATGGGATATTTCTTTATATGATATACAAACTTATACTAATATAACTTTAAATACTAATCCAGTAAATGCTTTAGTTGTTCCAACTCAAATTAAAGGAAAATCTAGTGGTGCTATAGGATATTTAAGATATAATTCTGTTGGTACTGCTATTACTGCTTATAATACTAAAGGAACATTTGTTACTGGTGAGCAATTAATATTTAATGGAGTAGAAAGTGGAAATATTTCTGCAGGATCTACATCTTATACCACTAGTGATATTAAGTCTATTAATGGTACTGTAAGTACAGCAAGTACTTTTAATGCTGATGTAAAGCAAACTTTATTCTCTAGTCTTGGTCAAGTCAATATTAGCGCAGCAACAACTAGTGGAACCTATATAGGAATCTCCACAGTCACTAATACTGATCTTAGTCAATTTTTTGTAGGAATTGCTACTGTTGGTAATATTGTAGAATATACAAATCCAGGTAAAACTCTTCCTTCTTATGCAAGAATTGAGAGTGTTTCTCAAAGTTCTTTGACTATTTCTGGAGTTACTACAGTTTCTGGTGTTTGTGATGGTGGACTACCTACTATTATAGCTGGTGATGCTACTTCAGGTGAAATAAATCCATCTAATTTTAGAATATTAACTTCCCAATTCCAATCTTCTACTGATAATAATTTATACACAGAACTACCTAAAAAGAATATATCAAATATAGATTTAACAAATTCTCATATCACAATCAGAAAACAATTTGATGTAACTATAACAGATAATTCTACTGAAACTATTAGTACTGGAAATGCATCTGAGACATTCTTACCTTATGATGAAGAAGATTATATTTTAATAAGAACTGATGGTACAACAGAGTCTTTATCATCTGATAAGTTTGATTTTAATGAAGGATCTACTCAACTAGTAATAAATGGATTAGGAACAAATAGTCCAGCTAAGTTGACAGCTACATTACGTAAAATAAATGTAAAATCAAAAATTAAAGAAAAACAAAAAATTAATGTTCTTAATATAGTAGGATCTGCTAGTTCCATATCTGGTATAGGAACTACAACTTTAAATGATGGTCTTACTTATAATACAGTATATGGCACTAGGGTACAAGATGCTGAAATTTCATTAAATACTCCTGATGTTATGAAAATACATGGAGTATTTGAATCATCAGATACTAATGCTGCAGCTTTACCTGTAATCACATTTAGTTTTATCAATAGTCCATCAGCAAAAACAGGTGATCTTTTAATTGGAGATACCTTTATTGGAAATAATAGCAACTGCATTGGAATATATGTTAGTAAGAGCACAGATTCTGCTGTTGATTATATTCTTTTAAATGATTTTACTTTCCAAATAGGAGAAACAGTTACTTTTAGAGAATCTGGAATTACTGCTACAATAGGATCTATTACATTAGGTTCTAATAATATCACTGATGAATTTAATTATGATGATGGACAAAGAAGTACAATTTATGATTATTCAAGACTCATAAGAAAGGATGGTTATGATGCACCATATAAAAAATTAAAAGTAGTATTTGAATCAGCATATTTTGCAGGATCAGATACTGGGGATATTACAACTGTCAATTCTTATGATAATTTTAAATATGATAATTTGCCTGTAATTAATAATTCTAGAGTAAGTGATATTATTGATATAAGACCTAGAGTTTCTGATTTTTCAGGAACTTCCAGGTCTCCTTTTGAATTTTTAGGTAGATCTTTTACTGCATCTGGAAACTCGGCACAAAATATTTTAGCATCTGATAGATCTCTTTTAATAGATTATTCATTCTATCTTCCTAGATTAGATAAAATATATCTCACTAAAAATGGAACCTTCCAGTTGGTTAATGGTATTCCAGCAGAAAGTCCAGAATGGCCTGTTCCTATTGATGGAGCTTTGGAAATAGCTTCTATAAAACTTCCTGCATATCTTTTCAATGTTCAGAATGCAAGTATTACACTTGCATCTTATAAGAGATATCAGATGAGTGATATCAATAAACTTGAGAAGAGAATTGAAAATTTAGAATTTTATACATCACTCTCTTTACTAGAGAATGAAACTTTGAATATGCAGATCACTGATGCTGATGGATTGAATAGATTTAAATCTGGTTTCTTTGTAGATGATTTCTCTGATACAGAAAATCAACTTAAGAAAACAATTGTAAAAAATTCTATTGACTATCATAATGGTGAGTTAAGACCTGCTCCTTTCACTACTGAATTGGATCTTAAAATAGACAATACTAGTTTTAATGGTATTAGAAGAACTGGTCAAGTATTGACTTTAGATTATACTGAAGTTGTGCATGTATCACAGCTTTATGCTACTAGAGTAGAAAATGTTACTCCTTATCTTGTAAGTTACTATGGAGGAACATTAACTTTAACTCCAGATTCTGATATATGGGTTGACCAGGTTGTACTTGAAGCTAAGAATGAAGATCTTATTACTTATACTGAAAATTCAGAACAATTAGATCAAGCAGGATTTGATTCAAGAGCTGGATATGGACCAGTAACTTGGGGAGGATGGGCTGATAATTGGACAGGTTGGAGTAATGTAGGATCTTCTTGGATTGATGATAGTTGGAGGGGAAATAATTTAGTAAGAGAAACTTTTGTAAGTCAAACTAGAACTGGATCTTCTGAAAGAAAGGCAACTAGAAAATTAGTTAAAGAGACATTTAGTACTATTAATGAAGGACCTAAGGTAATTAATACTGAAATAGGTGCTCATATGAGATCTAGAAACATCAAATTTGATGCTAGAACTCTTAAGCCTTCAACTGGTCTTTATGCATTCTTTGATGGGCAAGATGTAGCAAAATACATTATACCTAAACTTGTTGAAATTTCTATGACAACTGGAACATTCCAAGTTGGTGAAGATGTTGTTGGAACTAATAGTGAAGGAAAAGAATTAATTAGATTTAAAGTAGCTCAATCAAATCATAAGAGAGGTAATCCATTAGAACCTAATGAAGTTTATAGTGTAAATCCATACTATCAATTTACTGCATTGACTAAAGGTGTTTCTATTTTAGTTGATACTATTGTACCAGATTCTTCATCTAATGGATCTACTGATGCATCAGCTTCATCTGATCTTAGCACTATTCCTGAATTATATTCATCAACCTCAACTATTTTAAATGTAGATTTGGATTCCTTATCTGAAAAAGCAGATAATACTTATTTTGGATATATTGAAAAAGGTCTTAAATTAGTAGGACAAACATCTAGTGCTCAAGCTTCAATTTCTAACATAAGACTTAGAAGTGATAATTTAGGAAGTATTGTTGGTTCATTCTTTATACCCAATCCTAATGATATAACCACTCCAAAATTTGAAGTTGGTAAGAAAGTCTTTAGACTTACAACCAGCAATACTAATAGTCAGTTAGAAGGAAATGTTGCTAGTGATGTTAGTGGAACATTTGAATCTAGTGGAAATATTAATACAATGCAATCCACTATTATTAGTGTGAAGAACATTCATACTGATATGATAACCAGGGTAGAAAGTAAATCTATAGGAAGTGATAGTAGAACACATCTAGTCAATTCTAGTATTATTGATAGTAGAAGAGAACCTACTGCTGGTGTATTGGAAGTTATTGATATTGGTGGTCCTAATGTCTTTGTTCAGATTGCTCCAGAAGCAGTTCAAACTGATACTTATGTTGATTATGTTCCTGTATTAGATACTGCAGCAGAAGCAGCAACTTGGGCTACAGATGCTGGTGATGCTTATACACCTAAATTCTCAGGAAATAGTGCATTAAAT